TGCTTTTTCGATTTCAGCTAATTTAGAATCTACTGTTTCTTTTTTAACTTTTTTCTTTTTAGCTTTAGCTTTTTCGTCTGCTTTTTCATCACGCATTCCGTCTAAATAGCCTTCTTCTTCGGCATCAGTTCTAGCATCTTCTTGAACTGGGGTGGGGATGTTCATAGGTTGTAAATCTACATAACCACTAAGAGTTTCTTTTAATAAATCTTTTAAATTTGCCATTACATCTTCTTTAAGTTTTACTTCTTCCATACCTGAAGAAGCGTATTTGCCTTTTAATTCTTTATCTGATACAGCTAAACCAGGAGCATCTTCTGTATAACCAATACCTTTGATACCAAACTGAGCATTTGTAGCATAGTATGTTCTATCTTTAGTCATATTTTTAGCTACAATTTCTTTTAACTCATCTACAGTCTTACCAGCATTTTTAGGATCTTTCATTTCAGTATAATACCCTTGTAAAAAAGCTTCACCATATAAATTATCAATAAGCTTAGGATCTTTATAATCATAGCCTTGGGTTTCCATATCGACTACTTCTTTATTAGGTTCTTTAGCTACAGCCTTAATAGCTTCATCTTTTTTTCCAGCTGCTGTTTCTTCGGCTAAAAAGTTTTCCCAATTAGCAAAAGGATTAGAAGTTTTTTGAGTAACAACACCACCTATACCTTCTGATAGAATTGATTTTTGTTTCAATACTTTTACTGCTGTTGGAAAGTTAGTTAAGTTATTAAAGAGATTAGGAAATTGCATACGGGCAGATTTCATAAACACATCTTTGTGTCCTTTTCCTTCTTTAATAAGGTTATATTGTTCTTGAAGTGTTTTCATTATTGTTGTTTTAATAATTTGTCAATATCTTTTAAATAATCTAAAATCAAATCAGTAGCGTATACTACACTATATGATTCTGGTTTGTCCTGATAGTAAGCTATTGTTTCATCTTTAGCTTTATCTATTAAAGGGTATAAACTATTTAAACGTGCTTCAATATCTTGAAAAGCAGCAATACGTTTTTCTTGGTATGCTGCTCGATTTTCATCGCGTTCTTGTAAATTTAATTTATACTTATACATATTACTTTTTCCCCCATAAATATTTAACTTCTACACCTGGTGTAGAATGTGGTTTAGGAACTAATTTGTAGCCAAAATTTTTAACCATAACACCACCGTCAGAATATTTACCTTTCTTTTTTTTGCTAAATGCTTTTGGAGTAGCATATTGGGCACCAGCACCTGCTTGAGCAGAAAAACTATTACCTCCACCAGCAGCACTATCTTCATCTAACCCTTTGATACGAGCATACTCTTTTGCTTTATTGTTACGTAAATAAGTTCTTAACTCATTTCTACGTTTTCTAATATCTAAGTAATGATCTTTAAAAAAAGGTTCACCTGTTGCATCAGCTACTTCTTTAGCTGTTTTCATTAGGTCAGTAATATCTTTAAATAATTTTTGATAATCCGCTGTATAGTCAACGTCCCAAGAAATTTGACCTGTTTCCGGATCAATATTAGTTATAGTAGTTATTATCCCACCACCTTCTTTAGTGTCTCCTATTTTAGCCATGAGCTACTTTTAATTCCTCTACTAGTTCTAGGTATTGAAGGATATTTACAATATTATCAGATGTTACGTTTGAAGTTTTATCTAATGTTTCAATTAGATTATTTACTTCATTAATTTTAATTTGAACTGCTTTATCAGTAATTTCAGATAATAACTCATTTAGTTGAGTTTTAATTTTATCTACCTCAGTATTATAAAATTCTCTTAATACTGGGGTCGAGTCAACTGAATTAACATATTGTCTTAATACTTCTTTTTGACTAGTGTGTAAACCGTCATACTTACCATTGAATTTTTCCATTAAGATTCTATAGGTAAGCATACGAGTATCTTTATCGTATGATTGGAATTCTTGCAATACCTCAGCTTCAACTTTTTCTCCATTAATATCTGAAGTGGAAAGATGCTCTAGAAGAGTCATTTTATTATTTACAATAATATTAGTATCTACTAAAGCTTCAGTATTTTGTACTTCACTTAACATATAATAAGCAGCATGTACTTTATAATGTGGAAGTTTTGTTTTAAAGAATTCTTCTAAATTATAACTAGATTTAATTTCATTAATTAAGTTATATTTCTCTTTTTTAAGAGCTCTACGGTTTAATTTTTTAGAAGATTCTAATAACGTTTGGATTAAAACATTAGCCTTACTTTCAGTAAGGGTGGTAGTTTTAGTTAACGCTTCATATAATTTATATTCCTTTCCTAATTCGGACTTAACGAAATATTTTTGGATCAATTTAATAGCGGCAGACTCTACACCATTTAAGGTGTCAGCTGTTACTTGACGAACTAATAATTCGAAAAGGATACCAGTATTTTTATACTTTGAATGTTTAATGTTCATTCCTACTAGGATTTATTATAAATATATAAGGAGATACTACTCTTTAATGTTTTTTTCATCTAACAAAGATTCTTTTTTCTTATCAGATTTAAATACTATTTCTTTATTCATATTTTCTAATAAAGAACGATTTTTAAGAAATTGTTTTTCAGCACTTTCATTTAAACCTTGTGGTTCATTAGCTTTCATTTCTTTTTTACCTAAACGATCTTTACCAAATACATTATCTTGAGTATTAATATTTGATGCTTTTTCTTCAGGGCGACCTAATGGTTTTTTCTCGTCATACCCATCAGGTACATTACTTGGATCACTTTCCATTCTACCTTGACCGTATAATGAAGCTAAATCATGTGGAGTACCATATGAACGTCCTGTTGTAAGTGGATCATTACCTTCAGTCTCAATTTGGGCTAGACGGAATTGACGTTTTTGATCTTGAGCAATTAAGTCTCTATATTCTTCATATTGATCTTCACTAAAGTGGAAAATATGCTCGTAGATCCAATCTGTTGGAACTAACTTGTTTTCCATCATTTGTGATGCTAGATCTACTTTTTCTTTCATTAATGCGATCTTTTCTTGATCGTAGATAATAGAAGGTGTAGTTAAATCTAGGGTGAAATTAGTCATTTGTTCGTCTCTATACCCTTGAGCATATAAATGAACTAAAGCAATTTTATATAATTCTGAGATTAAGATACGTTGAATGCGATCAATTGTACGACCAAAACGAATATCTTCAGCTGCTAATGTAGCTTTACCTGATAGATCAGCATCATAACCCATAAATGCTTTTGGCACTTTAAGAGCAGCAAATAATTTTTCTCTTAAATATTCTACGTCTTGAATACCATCATATGATAAACCAGGTGTAGTTTCAATTTGTGTTGCTTGATCATTTCCTCTAACTGGTAGATAGAAATCTTCAAGTAGATTTTGCATATTATATTTTTGGTTATATTCACCTGTTTTCTCATCCATATAAGGAGTACGCTTAAGGGTTGAGATAGTTTTTTGCATGAAGTTTTCTACTTCATTTGGTGGAATAGAACCAACATTAATTTTAAAAATACGTTTTTCAGGAGCTCTTACAATTCTATGAATTAACATAGCATCCTCCATTAACGCATATTGCTTGTATAGTTTACGACCTGGTTCGATATATGATCTACCATAAGGTAAATAATTCATATCCGAAAGTAAACGGAAATGAGCGATTTCATAATTATCAAATGAAATCATACTAGCGTTTTGTTGGTTAGGAACACTATAATATCCTGAAGAAGAACCACCATAGAACCCATCTGGGTTATAATTAAATATTACTCTAGATGGATTTTCTTTATCAAAATTTTCTTGACGTTCAATATGATAAGCTGAATAAGGAATTACGTTATAAACACCAAATTTTTCAGAAATTTCTAACTTTAAGAAAAAATCACCATACTTACACATCTGGCGAGTCCAGGCCCAAAGATTGAATTCAATATTTAGTACATCGTAAAATAAATTATATAAGATTTTTTGAATATCTTCATCGGAGGATTTAATTTGTAACACCTCACCCATGTCATTTTTAAGGGTACACTCATCAGCAACAATATCAAGAGCAGAAGCAACAATAGCATCTGTATCCATTACATCATAGTCTGAATAGAGCATAGTTCTCATATACTGATAGTTCAGATTAAACTGCTGACCGTATAATGAGGTTGAACCTGGGTTTTGATAAACTCCTCTGTATTTATCCATTAAAGAATTTGTAGCAAACTCACCAGAGGTTTGAATATGATCTGTATCGATTGTCTTTATTTGATTACCCCCTACATTACGGATAATAACATCCGAAGAAAATAATCTTTGCAATCTAGTAAATAAGCCTTTATCAGCCATAATATTATTTATTATTATAAATATTGTCTAAAGAAGCCAACTAATGTCTTCTTGTTTACCATTTATTTCTTGGGTATAAGGATTATCAATATTATTAGCATTATACCCACCTTTCCAAGATACTTTATTGGTGGAAATACCATTTAAAGCAGCCTTGCTCATATCTAAATGTTGTTGACTAAATTTAAATGAGGTATCACGCATAAACATACCAATTCCAAATGCCATAACTAAATCATCATTGTAGCCTTGTTGAGCTTCAGCACGTCCATTTTTCCACATAAACACTTTCATTTCTTCTATCAAACGTCTAGATTGAATTGTAACTGATTTATCATTAACATATTCTTGAAGTTTACCTATTATTAAGGGTCTAACTCTTGATGTCATACTAAAACCAGGAACCATTTTACTCGTATCCATATATTTGTCAAAATACGAATTTGCTTTTGTAGCATCACTTTTAGATGAGTAATAAAGATTAGTATACCCCCTATCAATAATAGTTTGGATTGTTGCCCAACCAATTGAAGCATTTTCTACTACTAACATAGCTTCATTATATTCAGTAGCAATACCAACTAATAAATGTCCGTATTCTTTGGTACCTAATTGTCCTTTATATTCAGCAACTTGGGTATTCGTTTCAATGTCGATAATATGGAACGCAGAATAATCTTTCCCATCGCCACGAGCAACATCTGCAACCACAATGTAGGTTCTAGAATAGTCTGCTGGCTCCCAAATCCATAGATTTTGGTCAGCACCTCGTTTTTCGAGGGGATCTTTAATATAAGTTTGCTCATAAAATTCTAAATACTCTGAATAAAATACAGTGTCACCTGAAGTGTTGAAATCACAATCACATTCTTGTGCTGCCATTCTAGGGTCACCTAGTAATTCATCTTGTCTATCTCTCCATGCTTGATCACGTTCTGGGTGGACATACCATGGAAGTTTAATAGGCAAGAAATCGTTTTCTTGATTTTCTGCTCTAACCCATGTTTGATGAAACCAATTACCCGTACCATAAGGAGTAGATAATGCTATACACCCACCACCAGTAGCTAACGTTTGTTGAGCTGAGGCCCATATTTCACCAATATTTTCAATAAAAGCTGCCTCATCAATCAATAGTAAGGAAACGGCTTCTGATCTACCAGCATCACTTGAGGCTGATGTTGCTTTAATTTGTGACCCATTACTTAATCGTAATGTTAATTTGTTATTTTCAGGTGCAGGTATTTTAAGCCAGGAAGGTAAATTTTCATACATGAATTTAACCTTTGTAACCATGTTTTTAGCTGTATCCTGCTTTGTCGCAATACAAAGTACGTTTTTATCTTTATGGAATAACATTAACCATAAAGAATAACCAGCACCTAAAGTAGAAATACCTAACTGTCTAGATTTTAATACTACAGAATAGGGATTTTCTTGGAATAATTTTAATACTTTATCTTGAAAAGGGTATAAGTTAAATGGAATACGTCCACGTTGTGGGTGCTGTATATAACAGTACTTACGCATAAAATGAACTGGGTCAGCAGCACACTTAACATACTCTTGTTGGATAATTTGCCTTAAATTTGGTTCAGCCATTATTTACCTATTTTCCAGTATAGGCGGCCTGATATTATTGGGAGGAAATTATTATCTACTCCTAAACCAAAACCGTATACATTTCTTTTTTTATTAACATACATTAATTCACCGCTAATATAATTTATTGGCGATTCATTTTGTACGGGGTTTATCATCCCTCCTACCGAAATACCTCCGAAAAATTCCCTTTTGTAGAGGTAAGTAGTATTAGTAATTGTAGTTGTTGGGATGAATATGTTGGATTGAACATCTCTGAATGAAATTAAGTTTCTAGTAATCGTATCGTTTACAATAATAGAACCTAGTGTATCTAACTGAATGGTATCAGTATAGAAATACTTTGCATAATAATCTTTTAAGATTGCAACTGTATCTATACTTGAGGGAATAGTATCATGTATTGTTTCTATTCTGGTTTTCCATTTAGGAATATATTCAGTTTTAGTTATTGAAACTGTATCCCATTTTGTTACGGTTTCTGTGATTATCTTGGGTTCGGGTACAGGGGTAGAAGAACAGCTCCTCTGTAAAAAGAGGAGCATAACTAAAACTACAATTAATAGTGTTTGGATATTTTTAAAGTAATCCTTCAAGTTCTTTTTTAATTTTAGTTAACTCTTTTAAGCGTTTAAGTAATGATTCTTTTTCAGCACCTTCTGCTTTTTTATATTGGTTAACTACAGATTTCATTTCTTTAGCTGTTTGAGATAATTTAGAAGCTATTTTAGCTACTGAATCTGATTTTTTAAGATCAGCATTTGTTGGTTCTTCATCTTCTGAAATAGGTTCATCGGCAATTGTGTTTACATCTGCTGCGCCTT